CAGCAATCTTGAATGGGCTCAATGCCTCTTCACCAGCAGTAGCACCATATGAGCCACTTAGTGTATCGCTATAGCGAACACGTAGTGTATGGATTTGACCAACTGGACCAGTCATTGGTTGTACACCCACTAACTCGTTAGTAATAACGGTAGGCATAACGCGACGGATCACTGGAAGGATCACGCGATTTAGTGTTGCGACGTTGCCGGCAGAAGTGGAACCAGTTGAAGCAGATTCTGACAAATACTTGCGAGTGTTCTCGAGAGTAGTTGACATAACTGAACGCTTGGTACCTTGTAGGCCTTCAAGTAGGGCCTCTTTAGTTTCCTGCCAACGGCCGTGTAGTAGTTCTGACATTTAAATTCTCCTTAAATTTTTAGTCCAGCAAGTCGACGAATATCAACGATGTTATTGTCGTTCTCACTGCTACGGTTGCTGTTGGAAATTTTATTTCCTGTAATTTCTTTTGCCTCTACAAGAGCCTGTTTCTTCTGCGGAGCATTGCCTTCAATTACTGTAGGCAAATACTTGTTAAAACTGTCATGCAGTTTTGCGGTCTGCACACTTTCTAATAATTCACCCATGATTTCTTTTTGGTCCGAATTTAACGGTGCCAATAGTTCACCCATGGTTGATTTTCTTACCATGCTTTCTTTCAATGCACGGATCTCTGCCTCTTTGCTTTCTATAATTTTTTGTGCTGTCACGGCAACAGTTTGTGCCTCAACAACGTCAAATTGTTTCTTGTCTATGACCTTGAGCAATTTTGCAGTTTCTGATTTTTCATTAATGTAACTTGTTTGGAATTCGTTGCTAAAAGCTTCGAATATTTTACGTCCAAAGTCTGCTTTACGTGCGGCGTCAATGTCTTCACGTAGCTGTGTTAGTTCATTCTTCAAACTAGACTCAACTACAGATTCAACCATCTTGGCTGCGCGGCTTACAAATTCAGATTTAATACCAACAAGTTGTTTCTTACCTTCACGGATCAAGCGAACTTTCGTTTCAGCTAGATCCTGCTTGTCTTTATAAAACTCGGCAATTTCATTGGCTAGTGCTTCTACTACAAATTCTTCTAGTTTGAAGAATTTGTCAGCCATGACTTTTTGGTCTTCATGCAATTCTCTTACTTCAGAAGCTAGTTGACGAGTTACAAATTCCTTCATAACTTGTGCATCTTGTTTCATCTTAACTGCATACTTGGCTTTAGCTTCGGCTAACTGAGCGCGGTCTTCAATAAACTCAGCAATTTCAGGTGCTAGTTGATCACTGACCATGCGGTCAATGGCTTCAACCATTACTTGACGATCGTGTTCATATCGTTGACTAAACTCTTCTCTCAACTCTTGAGTGACAGCTTCACGGTTTTCGTTTACACGAGTTTGCCATGATTCTTCAATCTGAGCTTTGAGTTCCTCAGAAATCACATTGTTCTCAAATAGATTTTTCAAAACATCCAACATGTGATTCTCCTTTTTATTGGAGCTTGCTTATTATACCTAATAAGCTCTCTTTAAGATAACGCTGTGCTTTAGGATCACCCTTCACCTCTTGCGCTATACGCAAGGCATTAAGACCACCTCTTGTTCCCATTAAGTGTTCATAAATTGGTGTTGGATATGCTCCCGGTGCACTGGGTTGAGCTACCACATCCACTGTGATAATCTCAAAATCGCTGACTCTTCCAGTTCCGTCGCCATTGACGTTACCTGAGCCTCGACTGGAAACTCCCAACTTTACGCCGGATTCCAACATAGTTCTCACTAGTTGGCCCATTGGAGTTGGTAGAATCTTGAACTTTCCATAACCATTTGGACCGTCCATCCACATTTCAGTAATCATGTGGCTAACACGGTCCAAATTTATTTTTAAGTCATCTGGATGATCTACTTCGCCTAGTACACTATATCCGCCAGTAATTTGATCGTTCAAAGTTTTGACAGCTCGCTCAATCTCGTCTACAGGATATACACGTTGGTTGGCATTTTTAATACCACCCTGTATACAGATACCTTTCATGTACAAGTTTTTCCCGTTTTCACCATCCGCCTCGACCACCATACGGGCTTGGTCAAAGCTGAGGTTTTCACGAAGATAGTTCATCTTTTGCATATGCTAATTACTTCGCTCTACCTGGAGCACCATTGATTGGGCTGTTGGTATTTGCGCCGTTGTCACCAGTGCTTTTCTTCTCTGCACCATGTCCGCCTGAAACAGTTTTTAGGTGCTTCACGCCTGCTTTGCCTCCAGGAACATTTACGTTACCTGAATTCAAATCTTTAGTACTTGGGTTAAGTAATCCGCCTTGTGTTCCGCCTTTGCTGTTATCAGAAAATGCTTTGTTTAGGTTACCACTTGTTCCACCCATGTCATTCTTTTTAGCTACGATGCTCTTTGTATTTGCACCGTCATCGCCGCCTTTGGCTGCTGTAACTTTTTCTACGTATTCACGAATGAACGCTTCATCTGTTTTGTCATCTTCGTCATCTTCGTCATCGTCACGTCTTTCCATTGCGGGCATTTCTTGTGACATACCATCCATTTCTGGAACACCTGCGTCTGCCATGTCATCACCGCCCATGTCATCTCCGCCCATGTCATCTCCGCCTTCTTCACCACCCATTAGGCTTTCAAATTCATCACGTAATGCATCCAATGCATCTTCTAGGTCCACAACACGGTCTTGTAGTTCATCAACGTCACCACCACTTAGTGTTATGTCGTCACCACCCATGTCGCCACCTTCTTCATCTCCACCTTCGATGTCGCCCATCATGTCATCGGTTGCGTCATCGCCGGAAAATTCGTCGCTAGCTTCCATTTCTGGTTCTTCAGCTGGCATTTCTTCAAAGTCTTCAGAAATTAGAGTTTCATAAATCTCACGTGACTTTGCAACCACGATGTCATGAAATAATTCTTTAGCTTTTTGTTCATCTTCGTTAATAAGATGTTCGAGCATTTGCTCAAATTTTGAACGGTCAGTCATTTTTAAATCTCCTATAGATTGTGAGCTGTCAGTAATATTTACATATTATGACGAAATACATGTTATAATGGCATGATTTTAGGCATTTTTACTCCAAGACAGCATGACTTCACGTAAATTGTCATACGTCAAGTGTCTAAAGTTTGGATAGTGCCATTGTGGATCGTAAAAGTTATTTTCCACTATTCGAAAGTATTTAGTTTTTTTATTTTCTTTTATCACTGTCTCTGTTTGTCTAGTCCAGTTACCGTGAAATGTTGCTGGTTCTTCAGATCGTTTGTAGTTGGGAGTGTTTGCATACACATTGTTTAAAAGTCCAGTGGTGCTTTCATAATCAAATCCAAATATATAAATCTCATCAGCTTGATGTTGTGTGGCAAGATTCAGTGCTGTAGGTCCAGAACTCCATCCTAAACTGGGATTAAAAAACTTAAATCCAGTGAAATCTTTATATCTACTATTGGGGTTTGTCCATACTTCATGTTCCATTTGATAGTTAGAAGCTTGTATTTCCACTATCATTTTTGGGTCTACTGCTATTAAGTAGTCAGGTGCGTACTCCCTATAAACTGCATTACAGGCGTAGATTTTACCGTATGGTTTTACTTGATCGAATGTTATATTGAGGCGGCTTTTGCCATTGCCAAACACAAAACTGCGCATATGTTCTCCTAAAAGTAATTATCTTTTAAGGAGTTAGACTGGTGCGGCTGCTGGAGTTGCTCCGTACATTTCGTGTACAAACTCCAATTCTTCTTCTTGTTCTAAGATATGTGCTTCGGATGCTTTGCGTAATTCGTTAACTTGACCCAATGTCAATCTAGTTTTACGTGTGTCACTACGTTGTAATTCTTCTATGTCTCGTGCTGAATTAAAACGAAAGTCATTGCTGACTCGTTGCGTTTCAGGATCCAAATAAAATAATTCTCTCAGTATCATAAGTTTATTTATCAAGCGGGAGCGGCACCAGCTACAGGTGTAACACCTGCGCCTGTATCAGTTCCTGGAGGAGCGGCACCTTCAGGTGGTGCAATATCTTCAGGTGCTGTTGTGTCGCCTAGTTCTAAATCGCTATCAATACCAGCGGCACTAATGCCAACGCTACGTAATTCTCCACTTGCATCAGTACCTGTGATAGTTGCTGTGCCTTTTTCTTCGCGCCACAAGCGTTCGTTTTCCGCCAATTCTTCGTCTGTAATGCCAAGAAAACGTTTCATAGCAAAGCGTTTGCTTATGTAAGGTATAGCTTGAAGTGTGTTAAATGTGTTTATTCTTTGTCCATCAACCTCTGCTTGACGGTATGCGGCAAAATTTTGTGGCGGTTGAAACTTGATTTCAAACAGTGTGGAATCAATGTTTACACCGCGTTCGTGCAAGTATCTTTTGAATTCTTCGTCAAATGTGCCTTGTAATAGGCTTTGCAAACGCATACAATAATTGTTAAAACGTAACTCTTGAATGTATGCTGTGCCCAC